CAGGCCATAATACCCCCAGTTTCGCAGCAGAAAAGGCTCCCCCTGCTCAAACTCCGCCTTGGCCTCCTCCTGCTTGGCGGTCTGCTTTTTCAGCACCAGCTGCGCGCACTTGTGCTTCACGCAGTGGTCGATGAGCATTGAGGAGTACTGGTGGGCTTTGGTGGTGACGTAGTTTTTTTCCTTTTTGTGGAAGCGATCCAGCGCCGCCAGCTTCTTTGTGCGGCCCTTGCCGCCTTCGTTGTAGCGGCTGGCCGCTTGCAGCCGCTGCAAGGCCCGCTGAATCTGGACGCGCCGGTGCAGGTACTCCTCCGCCGTGCCGATCATCAGGGTTTTCTTGCCAATGTTGGCAATGATGGGGTAGTCGGCCGACAGCTCCGCCGCGCACACCTTGCCCTCGAGCAGCTTCACGGGCGTAGGGGGCAGCTTGAACACCGCCAGCAGGAACATTTTGCCTTTTCTGAGCTGGAGGCTGCTATCGCACAGCTTGTATTCGCCCGCCAGGGCGGAGTCCAAGATCACCTCGTTGCCGCTCAGGTCGCGGCCAAAATAGGTCTTGAAGCTCAGGTCGAACAGCTCAAACGTATAGTTGCCATCGTCGCCCTTTTTCCAGGTTCGGAACGATGCCGAGGGCATCGGCATGGGGATGGTGTCGCGGTAAGTTCGCAGGGACCGCTTCCCCATCCTGACCTCCTGTAACTCCTGCTTCACGGTGCCGCTCACTACTGCGTTGAGGGCGGCGAGCATGGCCATGGGAGCCTCGCCCTTGAAGGCGCGAGAGAGCACCTGGTAAGTGGTGTTCTGGCGGCTGGTGGTCAGGATGCCGTCTTCATCCTTGTGAACATTGGCCAGCTTGACTTTCTCTTCATCCGTTATGTAGTGGATGCTCTGGATTTCGGACTGGATATACTGGTGGGTGGCCACCCAGTTGGCGGCCTTGTGGCATATCCGCTGCCACTCGTATATTTTCTTGTATTTCAACTTCAACTCGGCCTTATCGGCCACGTCGAAGTTGAGTTGTATTTTGCGGGTTATTACGATGTCTTTCATAATTCAGGAAGTGTATTCTTTTAGGAACTCGTCTAGCCCATTTTCTCGTCCATTTATTTCCTCCCAAAAAATCCGGAGTTCCAGCAGGAGGTATTCTGCCTGGGCCAACGTAAGCCGGTTCAGCTTGCCCAAAAGCTCAGCCGAGTCGTAGCCGTGCCGGGTGCCGCTGCCATTAAGGGCATCGGCACCCTCCATTTCATAGCATAGTATCTCCCTTGCGGGAAACCCCATGCCTCGCACGAGTGTTCCGTTGAAGGCGTCGAGCAGGCCGACCCATTCCTGGGTGCTGAAGCTGCCCTTAATCTCTCGGCTCAGCGTAAGCCGCCGGGCTTTCAGCATGGCCTCCACCATTTCGTCGAGCAGGTCGGTACTGGTGATGCCCGTTTCGTGCCGCAGGCGGGTCAGGATCAGCGCGGCGGCGCTGATGGTGTCCTGCTTGCCTCCATCGGGGAAGGCTCGGTACAGGCTTTCGAGCGCATCAGGCTCTACGTAAGCCTGGATTCCTTTTTTTTGTGCCATTTTTTTTAAGATATGGCCCCGCCGATGTGGCGGGGCCGGGTTGTGGGTTAAGAGTTTTCAAGAGCGAACACTTGCTCTATGACCTTTTCGGGGTCATCGCAGGTTTCGAGCTGATCTTCATGATCCTCGTAGCACCAAGAAACTCCCCCTTGGGAGGTTAATTCTATTTGGATGTTTTCATCCATTTCATGGTCCTCAAAGGACCAACCAGACAACTCGTCTAGTTGACTGGCACGGTACACAAATACCGTTTTCATATTTCCTTTTAAAAGAATTTGTAATTTTTTTGAAGTGCTCATGTGTTTTTGCTTAGATGTTTGTTTGTGAGGTTTTGAGGTTATTTGCGCATCCGGGTGAAAACCGCCTGAATTTCGCTGTACTCGCCAGCGGTGACGAACTTCTTGACAATGGTTGGCAACACCGCGCCGTGCTGGCGAGCCAAAAACATCATATCAAACTCATCCGCATCCGCCTTGGCGAAGTTGTGATTCACGCAGTGCTGAACCAGCGCGTAAGCCTTCAACTCCATTAGGGCTTGGGGAGAAGCCAAAGGCCCGATGTTTTTTGCCTCCATCTTCCAGATTTCGGCAAAGAACTTGTTTCCGGCGGCGTTGCAATAATCCTCGTTTGCCGCCTTGTCGTGGGCAAACGCGCCCTTAATAGAAGGGTCGTTAACCAGGTAGTCAGTATCGTCAGTGCTGCGGGCACTTCCCAATGCTACAAGTGCCTGTCCGCCGATCATTAATTTCTTTGAAGTCCTCATGTCTTTGTTGGTTTGCTTAGTTGTTGTGATTGCTATGATGTAAAGGTAACGGATTTAGTTAGATATACAATACGTTATGCAATATATTTTACCATATTTCATAAAATATTATTTAACTACTTGATAATCAATTGTTTTTAAATTTGGCTTTTGTAGGTTTGGGGGCAGACGTTCCCTGAAATCCCCATCTATCCAACTACTATCTTTTTTCTACTATGTCGGGCATAGCAACTCACACACAGAATACGGCGAAGCAATCAGCACGCGAAATCATCAAGGCAAAAGACATCATGTTACTAGTGGGATGCTCCTCGCTGCGGCCTCCGGCGCGGAACTCGTCGATGCCCACCAGAAAAAAAGCGGGGGCCAGCGCCATGATGCGGCGGGCGATGGTGGTTTTGCCAGTGGCGATGTTTCCAGCCAAAATGATTGCCATACTATATAGGAGTTAATTTACTGCGCCTCCAACTGTTCTTTCATGGCCTTGGCCACCAGCGACTGGGCGCGGTCGAGCATCCGGCGGCGCATGACGTTCACGAAGTCGGCTTTGGTGCGGTTGTACCAGCGTTGGTTGGGCCTCCGGCCTACGTTGTTGACTTTTTTACGGTGCATGGCAATGGCCCAGGCAATGTGCCGAGCATCGGAGCGGGTGGTGGGTACTTTGCGATGCCCAAACCGGTTGACCCACGCGAATTTATCAAGCCCTACTTTTTCGATATAGGTTTCGAGCTGATCAATGGGCGGCATGCCTACGTAGTTGAGCCTTTTCATGTCCTTCAAACGACCATAGGCGCCAAAGTGAATTTCGCCAGCGGCGGCCAGTTGGCCGGCTTGGTAGGTGATGTGGTACTCAAACGAGCTTTTCAGGTCGGCGGTGAGCACGAGGTTTCCGCGATCTAAGGCACGCTGAAAATAACCCACGGCTTCGCGGGTGAGCTCGGTGGTGAGGGCTATGATTTCTTGGCTTAGTTCGTCTTGGATCATGGGGCGGGCTCGATGATGATGATTAGGTCGGGATCGGCCCAGGCTACGGCTAGGGTGGAGAAGCGGTAGGTTTGGGGGCCATTGAGCGTGGGACTGGCCAGGCTCTTGGAGGGTATCCGGATGCGGTACGGTAGCGTAGGCGGTCTGGAAAATATGGCCCGGACGTCGATATTATAGGTACCGCCGTCGATGGGGCTGGCGGCGTAGCGGGGCTTGCCCAAGGCGTAGGTGGTGTTGGGGATGATCTCGACGCCGCTAAGCAGTACGGCCGCAATAGGATTATAGGACCCCGCGTGCAGGCCGGAGGCATCGCCGGGGCAGTTGTTTTGTAAGGCAATGGGTACGGGAGCGGCCGCGATGCAGCTGCCGTATAGGTTGGCGTTGGCCTGGGTATCGAGGGCGGTGTAGGCGGCCTGGGCGCGGGCGTCGGCGTCGGCTTGGCTAGTTTCGGAGCCATAGGCCTCCGCTGGTATGCTGATGAGCCAACGGGTACCCACTTGCCCCACTGCGCAGCCTGTCTTGAAAAAAATAGAAAGCGCCGAAACGGCGGCACTGAGGTAGGGCGTATTGGCGGCAGTGCAGTCGGCACTTTCCCAGCTATCGATGTAGCCCTCGGTGCCGGGGCTATTGGTTTTTTGGGTGTAGGGCTTGACGTCTTGGCTGGTATCGAGGTAGTATTTTACGTCTTCTAACAATAATACAGGATTTTGAGTTGGGTAGGGCTTGACGTCTTGGCCGGTATCGAGGTAGTATTTTGCGAGCACGCCAAACCGCTTTTGGCCAGTGCGTAGGCCATTGGCGGGGTTGATCTGGCAAGCGGGGGCATCGCCACGCCAGCCGGTGGCACGGGTAGGTGCGGCCTCGATGCTGGGCAATAGGCTATACGAGCGCTCTTGGTTGGTATACCGAAACACCATGCTGCGGGCTACGAGGTCTTCGGCGTCGGCTTGTACGAGGTAGCTGTCTGACACGGGCTGCAAGGCAATGTGGGCGCGGTCGGTAATGAGGTAGCATTGCTCGGAAAAGTAGAGCTCTTGCCACCAGGATTTTTGGGCCTGCACCTGATACCTCGGAAAGCCAAAGGCCACGGAAAGCTCACGCTCGCCGCTGACGCGATTGATGATGCGCTCCTGGGCAGTGGGTAGGTAGTCGTAGCCCGTGAACTGATCGGCGAGCTCGCGGGTCACTTTGAGGTTTTCGGTGGCGTCGCCGGTGAGGGCGAGGGTATCGAAGCTTCCGAGGCTGTTTTCGAACAATACGTACCGAACTTGACGGTGATAGGTGCGGTCGACGTAGTAGGTGCGGATCTCGGATAGGCGCTCATTGGCTTCGTTGGAAATCCAGAGATCGTAGTGCAATACTTCTTGGGGTAGTGCCAGTAGCCCAAGCGCCTGCATGCCTACGGGGATGCAGTAGGCCGTCATGGCCTGCGCCCCGGCTAGGGTGGTGGCGGTGAGGGTGTGGCGGGTGTGGTCGGCGTAGAGTACGTTCACCCGCACGCGCAGCTCGGTGGGGGCCGGGTTGATGTTGGTGAGGTAGGTAAGGTACTCGGGCTGATCGGTACGGATGTTGCTGCGGTTGGGCTTGTAGGTAAGAAACTTGCGGCCCTGGGTGTAGCGGCTGAAAAAGGTATCCTTGAAGTCGGCGTAGTGGCTGGGGCCAACCCCAGCCCGGTAGACGTAGCCCGTGGGTAGCTGGGTGGTGTCGATGGGCGCTTCGGCGTCGAGCCGGCGCGATACGGCATAGTACGACGTGGTGAGGGTATCACACACACTGATGGCCTGCTGGCCAAAGTCGGGTGGGTAAGCCATGAGCTGCGAATGCAGCAGGTCAGCTACATCGAAGTAGGCCCCGGCGTAGATGGTAGCGTCGGCGGTGCTGGCTGGCGGCTCCTCGGAGGCCTCTAAGGTGGTGAGCAGCTGGTAGTCTTGGCCCTGAAAGTATTTGGGCAGGTAGATATCCAGGAGGTACCTGAGCCCCGACCGGGTGGGGTACTCGGTGGGGCTCAGGGGGTCGGTATTGAGGACGATCGGGTTTTTTGACAGGGCCAGGTCGATGGTCGTGAAGTTAGCTAAGTAGTCCATTGGCGTTAAGATAGAGTTCAAAATCAAGTTTCCAGCCGAAGTGGTTATTGGCCCAGGCGCGGTCGACGGCAGTTTTGCGCATGCCCGACAAACTGCAATGGATGAAGCCCTTGGCGCGGTTATCGGCCAGCATTTGTTTTTGCAGGTCGTAGATAATCCTGACGGAATCTATTTCGGCCTGGGTTTGCTCCTGGGGGCTATCGAGTGGGGGGGCGTAGATGACACTCACGCCACCATAATAGACTTCGGTGAACTGGCTGGCGTCGTTGTCTTCGGACCGGATTTCGGGTTGTTCGAGCCACAGGAACGGGTACGAGAAATCTTCGTGGCCGGTGGCGTACTGGATGCCCAGCTCTACGCCTCCGTACAGAAAAAAATTAATGTCAGGATGGTTGGCGGCGAAATCCTTGAAATAGTTGATGTAGGATTCGAAGTCGGCAGAAACTAGCATGGGCATTCCGTGGTGAGTGAATGCGTGAAGGTCGGAAGGTTTGGGGGGTTGGAGTAGGACAGAAATTTTTGGAGGGTGGGGGGGGCTGACGTGATACTATCAACATCAGGGGCTCATTATGATGTGTATACCTAGTAGTAACAGTAGTATACAGATCCCCCCCCTTCTTGAAATACCTTACTCAGGCTAAGGTATGACACTCCAACAATTCAGGAATAGTGGTAATATCCCATATTGCCTTGGCTTCATTTAAGCTTTCGTAGTATGCTCTGGCTTCCGAAAGTTTTGTGAACTCTTTTGTCACTTTTGCTTCCACTTCATACTTGCCATTTTCGGCTGAGTAATCATACCCATCTCCAACGTATAGTTGTAGTTTTTTCATATTGCTCTACTCTATCAAGTGACTCCTTGTTTCTTGCACATGAATTCGTGGATGGCTTGTAGGGCCACCCGGGGGAGCTTGTGCTTGCGGCTCTGGATTTGGTACTCGACTTCCCATAAGTCGGGATGACTGGTGCTGTTTTCTATTGCTCGTTTCCATGCGATCAGCCAATTGACCATAGTGTTGTCGAGCTTGGTATCGGGTGGGATTTGGAGGCCATCTAGTGCCCCTAACCGAAAACGGATGGCTCCTAGCTGGTAGGAGAGCCATGGGGCGATGTACTCCCAGAGTATGCCAAATATCTGGATTCGGGGGTGGGTGTAGCTACGCTTGGCTTTGGGCTTCCATTTGTCGGAGTTGTTCATCGTTTTTGATTTTCTTGTGTTTCAAATATAACCAAATAGTATGAACATTGGTAGCACAGACACTGTCAAAATTTCCGTGGACGCGGTTTTCGGCTACGTCTTCGATGGTGGAGAGCCAGCCTTCGCCATTATGAAAGAGGGTGCGGGCGTCGGGGGCGGCGTCGTATAGGTTGGCGTAGCGTTGCACGAAGGCGTTGTTGTGGTGCTCCCAGTATAAGATAATGGGCAGGATGGTTTCGAGGCTGAGCCGACGGAGTTTTTTGGCGCGTTGGCTGGCCCGAAGGGAGTTGTAGGGCTGGCGGTCGTCGCCGTCGTAGGAGGTGAAATGTTTGCGTAGCTGCCAACCGAAGCGGCGCGGGCGCAGGATGATGGCCAAGAATTCGTAGAGTGCGTCGGGGTTGGGCGCTTTTGGATTGGAGTAGGCTAGGTAATAGATGTTGGCCATGGCTACTTCGATGGTGGAGCTGTCGGCGTAGGCGGGCTGTGGGAGGTAGTAGCGTGTAAGGCCCACGCGAACGTACGGAAACGGCGGCTCGGTGATGGGGGTGTTGATGGCCCAGCGCACGGCGTCGTAGAGATCGTTGCGGGCTACGAGGGGCAGCTCGGCTACGTCTTGTAGCCCGGTGAGGACCTGCACGAGCTCGTTATAGAGGGGCAGCGTGAGGTCTTGGTCGTCGGTAGTACGGATGGCCAGTACCAGGGGTAGGGCTTTTTTGAGCTGCCTAGGGCTACACTCGGCCCATGATGCTGGTATTTTGTTTTTCATGCGGGAGCGATTCAGGTGCTTTCGTAGTAGGTTTTGCCGGCAATGCGCAGGGCGGTGAGCTGCTGGCGCCGGTGGCGTTCAGAATAGCTAACGTGGATCCAGGAGGGTTCGCCTTGGGCGTCGGGAAATTCGGCAATGAGTTGGTCGAAGGGCAGGTTGAGCGCTACGATCCTGTCGAGTAGTTCGGCGTTGCTGACACCGGGGCTGCTGATGTCGGCGGCTTGGCCCTGCACGTGTTGTGAGCTGCGGGCCGCACCAATGGCGCGGTTGAGCCGGGGGCAGCGGTAGCCACTGCTTACGCGGATGGGTACGCCGACGCTGAGCCGGAGGGGTTCAAGGATATTGACGGATAAGGCCCGGAGGTTTTCGGTGATCTCCTCCGACGGCGCGAACTGTTCCTTGTAGCCGCGACGGGTGGCGGTTTGGCTGGCTAGCATTTCGGCTAGGGTGAAGCGCTCGGATAGTTTCATGGCGCTGGCTTGGTGTCTTTCTTCTCGTCGGTAACCTCGGGCGGTGTTTTCAGCAGATCGGCGAACTCTCCGGTCTTGCGGAACCGCCGAAAGGTAGCCGAAAACCAGGCGGGTACGTAGTTGGGCAGGATCTGCTCGATCAGGTCTAGGGATTTAAGGCTGTGGTAGGTGAAGGTGATCATGTAGCCGGAATAGATGAAGTACATGCCGATGATAGGCCCAGTGGGCACGTCGACAATCCCGACCCGTGAGGCGATAGTAAGTACGCCAAAAATAGCAATGGCGAATAGGTAGCCGAGCACGATGAGGGACACCATGACGGTAAGCTGCGTGGCGGTCTTGATGAGAAACAACTTAGCGTCACGCTCTTTGTTTTTTATGTGCTTGACGAGCCCGAGCATGGTCATGAGCGCGAAGGCGATGAAGGTAATGTAGGCGAAGTCGGCGGTGACGTCGCTGTCTTGCATCAGTACGCGCATGAAGCCACTGGTGGCCAGTGCTATGGCTAGTAGGCCTTTGTCGGCAAGGGTGGATGTGAGGCCATCTGCCAGGTCGTTAAGAAAATTGTTCACGGTATAGTCTCGAAAGTATGGTTTCATGGTTTCGTGTTTAGATGGGTACAAGGAGGCCAAGTAGGAACCCTTCAAGGCGCGCTTTCCAGCGCTGGCGGCGGCGGTATTTCTGGTCGGTGAGCAGTGCTTGCTGGTGCAGGCGCTCTGTGATGGCGGCTTGCAGGCGTAGCACTCTGACTTCGTGGGCGAGGGCCTGGTTGTGTTGCTGTGTGTACTCATGGGCTTTCAGGAGGTTGTGGTGGGTGTGTTGGAGCTGGGTGTAGAGCAGCAGGCTGTCGAGCAGGGCGTTTTCGTAGGCTGTCGAGAACTCGTCCCTGGACAATTGCCCGGAGGCTGTCGCGGAGCAGCACAGTAGTAGCATCACCACGAAACAGGCGCACGGCCAGGCTGTGGAGTTCGGACTTGGATTGTTGGTAGCGTATTTCATAGTAGGCGGCTGAATCGTGTGCAAAACGTGCTTTTTCTTGGTAGTGAGCGGCGCTGTCGTGGGCGGTTTCGAAGGCGCTGCGCGTTGGCTTCTGCTGGCACGCCCGGTACACTAAGGCCAGAAAACCCAAGGTAAGCAGGCATAATGCTAGGGTTGCGACGGTGCGGATGGGCGTGTTTTTCATTTTTGAATCAGTGAATAGGGGCAATGTTAGAATAGTTCATTTTCTCTATCTTCTTGCTTCGCCCCAGAAGTCGGTGTCGTCGGGTCGTAGCCAGTTATCTCCTTTCCAGAAGGGGCTGTATATCTGTTCGCCTTTCCAGAAGGCGGGCGTAATAGAAACCTCGGTGGTGGGCCAATTGGGGCGGGTGTAGGGCTTGCCAATATACTTTTCATGCAGGCGTTTGAGGTGCGGCTCCATATTTCTAATCTCCTCAGGACAGAAGGCCATCGCGAAGGCTACTACATGGGTGCCTTGTTGGTAGGCTTTTTCGTATTCTCGTTCCATCAGGCCCAGGTCAATGCCGGAGCAGTACCGTCCAGAACTGGCGAGGTCGGTGGGGTCGTACTCGATCATGCTGAGCTTGCCCATACCTTGGGCGATGGCGTTGCACAATAGTTTTCGGTCGATATTGGAGGGAAAATCGCCATCGGTGCCATACATTATATCAGCTGCTGCGGCCTGAGCGGCGAAGTTGCTATGCAGAAACCAAGCGTTTTGCGGGTTGCCCGCATCAGGGTACATATACACGCTCAGGAGTTTTCCATTACTACCCTTTTTCACAGCCTTGGTGAAGCTCTCGAAGTGGTTGGTTAGATTAAGACTGATATACCTGGCGAAATCCTTGCCGACTTCGTTGCCCATTTGCAAGCCTACGCCGCCGGTCCACTCCACGATCTCAGGGCGTTGGTAGGGTTGGTTTTTGCCTTTGCGAAACTGGCGAAAACCTTCCTGAAAAATGGGCTCGAAACCTGTGATTTCAGGGGTTGCGCTTTCACCTACGCCGATTGTGGGGTTGATGTACTCTTCGGCTAGGCCACTACCTAGCGCCACGGAATGAGATTTTTCATAGGTAGCCAGCTCGGCGGATAGCGCTTCGATGGCGGCGTACATTTTCTGGTTCACTTCCTGCGACACCATGGAGCCTAGTATGAGGCGATTTTCCATTTTCAGGGTAGTGCCCCGGTGGCCCTGCATGGCTTGTCCGGGGGGGATGAAGCCGTCGTTTTCATCCCGAAAGGGCCAGAAAAACACGGCTAGTTTCAGGTTTCGAGCGCGGCAGTAGGCTATTATTTTCTGTAAGGTGGCCTTCTGGAAATTGCCTGGGGTGGGTTCCCATTGGTGCCAGCGCACGCAGAGCCTTATACCCGTAATGCCATAACCCCAACTGTACCGGAAAGCCTCAATGCGCTCGACCCACTCGGGGTTCATGCCTTGGGGGTCTTGGGGCGAAAAGCCGTAGCCGGTGAGGTTCATCAACAGATCATAGCTCGTGCCTTGGCTCGGGAAAGGTGGGAGCACGGGCGGTAGTACGGCAGGCGTAAGAACGCCAACGTTGGCAATGATAAAGGCTTTTTCGCTGCGTCCCTGGCAATTTTTCCCGTATAGTTTCAGAAGATAGCTGCCGGGCGGTAATGCCTGGTACGTGATATCGAGCACGTTGGAACGGGGTTCGATGCTACCCGTCCGGAGCAGGCCGGCGGCGGAGCTGATCTGCCAGGTGATGTCTGACACCTTAACGCCATGGAACTGGGTTTGGAGGCTGGTAGGGGTGACGTTGTCGATTTTCCGTATTTGGGGGCCTTCTTGGCAAGGGCTGAGCAGGGGTACGTTGATGACCGGCGGCAGTACTACCACGGGGGGCGTAATGACGGGAGCCGTGAGGGCTCGCACGACGGAATCGACGTAGGCTTCGGTGGCGATCTTGCCCGATTTGGGAAATGTGACTGTACTCTGGGCAAGCGCTGCGAGGGCAGAAACGAGCCAAAAGGCCGTGAGGAATAGGTGTTTTTTCATGGCTAAGACTTGATTAAAATCCGTAATACTTTTTTTCTGCACTATTATTGACCCGACTTCCGGCGACGGTTCGGGCGGGTTTGTAGGCACTGGACGAGAAATAATCAGCAAACTCGGAGTCGCTGGCGTGGGCCATGAGGTGAGCAGTGAGCCTGCTTTGGAATTCTTGCACCTGACGTTGGCATTCGGAACGCATCTCTTGGCGGCGGGCGGTGGGTAGTATTTCTTCGTTGGAAATACCGTCGGTTTCGGAGATTAAGCGCCAATCTTGGTCGATATTCAGGAACGTGATACTCTCAAAAAAGGTCTGGTGGGCTAGCAGGTACCGGAGCATTTGAAGAGCTTCGGTTTCGAGGGCCGACCACGTAGACTCATCTTCGAGTAATTTTTCTTTCCAGGTGGCGTACTGCGCTTCACCCAGCAGGGGTTTGAGGTAGTAGTGCTCGGTTTTGGCCAGATAATCGCGCAAGGCCAGATAGACACGCCGCGACTGCCGGGCTGGTGGAAAATAGGTAGTGAGCTCGGTGGCTGAGCTGATAAATAGTTTCTTGGAATAGGTATAGCTACCGGACGACCTCCAAGTGGGGAAGTCGGCGGCGTTGGTTTCGAGAAACTGCAAGGCACGTTCGAGTGCGAGGTCGGCTTTGTTGATGGCCTCCTTGCGAGCGGCCACGATCATCCATTTGCCGGGGGACTGCATATTGTTGCCGGAGGGCGACTGCTTACCGGCGTCGGAGGTGTGCAGCACGAGCCGCATGCCTCCGAGCAGGTCGGCGTATTCGGCAATGGAGATGCGGAGCCAAGTCAGAAGACTGGTTTGCTTGGCGGTTGGCGTAGTGGCGTTGTCTAGTTCGGCATAGAGCTCTTGCCCGATAGCCGGCACGATGTAGAGCATTTCGGCTTGCTGCACGAAGGGTTTCCAGGTGCGCCAGTTCATGGTTTGCTGGATGCCGCCGATGGCCTCTTTGAGCTGTTCTATGGAGTTGATAAGCATGGGTATCGGGCGGTTTAGGGTGCTACAAAGTTGGGGTTGTCGGGCGAGGTGGTGGGGGTAACGTCCTGGGTGTAGGAGGTGATCCGGTACACGTAGGGGAACATACCCGCGCCAATGCCGTCGATTCGCATGGCGTACAGGATGGGCTTGCAGAGCATTTTCTTATCGAAAAACGTCATGAAGTCCTGCATATAGTTGGCCGATGCTACGATTTCTTTGCCGGAGGTACCCATGTCGTTACCGATGGCAATACCTGCTAGCTCGGGCCGGACTCCGTGCGAGCTGGCTTGTACGAGGTTGGAGGTATTGAACATTTTTATGAAGGCTTCGTCGTTGATGGGGTTCTGGATCGGCGTGATTTTGATGCCCTGGATAGCCCGGCCGTCGATGGTGAGCTTTGAAAAAGTAAACAGGATCTTGTTGGCCTTTTCGACACCTGATAGGGTTTCGGATATACCGTCCAATACTTTGTTTTTCAGTTCGTCTTGTCCGTCTTCATCGAGGCCATCTTGCTCGAAGTAGTCGTCTGGAATGTCGACATGATGGGTTAAGAAAAAACCGTTTTCAAAAGTGCTTTCGTAGTAGTCGGTAACGCGGTTGGAGATGCTCGTCCATTTCTCACTCCCCCACCACGGCTCAAAGCCGTAGTATTTCTGCATAGGTATAGGGTGCTTAATGTGGATGAGCGACAGCGGGTACCGGGTCGGATCTTCGGGATCGAAGGCGGGTACTACTTTGCAATCTTCACGCTTTACTTTTTTCTGGAAACCAAATTGGGGGTTGATCAAGAACTCGGTAACCTTGTTAGATTTTGCGGCCGGCCTCACGGCGCGCACTTCGTTGGCATCAACTACGTCAATGCTTTTGATTTTCTTGTTGGTTTCGAGCGCTACCAAGACATTAAGCTCACCACAAAATGCCAACTGGTAGGAGGCCGCAGCGGCGTAGTCGTCAAGGTTTACTTTTTCCTGCCAGCCTTCGAAAGTATCGTCAATGAGGGGTACGTAAGAAAACTGTTTATTTAGCACCTCCTTTTTGTGCAGACCAATACCAAGCCCGCCGATGAAATTGCGGCGGGTGACGATGAATTGCCATTTGTTGGGGCTTTCGGTGGCTAGCTTGTGCATCACCAACAGCTTATCGTCATTAACGCCACGATTTACGTAGGCATTACTAGAACCACCACCGCCACCGGTCGATGGCTTTTCACCATGAGCCGCATCGACGGCTTTGGCAGCATCTTTTCCGAAGGTCACTACCACTGCCGACTGCGGGGTGTAGCTTGCCAGGTAGACGTTTTTGGAAACTCGTTTCAAACTCATTAGGTCAGGTGATTGATGGCTTGTCCGTTGAAGGTTAGTAGGAGGTCGATGTAAATATCCATCATGGCTCCGCTCGATTTATGAGCCAGCTTGATAGTACCAGATCGGTTCATTCGCTTGCGCTCTCCTAGCTCGTTAGTGGTGTTTCTTCTAAGCATACAGCCTTTCTTCTCACCCCACGATCCGTCAGTTTTACGATAGGTAATATCGAAGACACTAACAGGCTTATTCATTTCAGATAGTACAGCACGAATCGTTATCATTTCTTACTCCTTTTGTTGATACAATTATACTTTATGCGTCCTTTCGAGAGTAGGACAGAAGTTTTTTGAGGTACTTATGCAATGGATTCCTAGATAATCACCAACAAATGAGGTGCTTAGGTCGAAAAATCGCAAAAAGGGACTGTGTTAACCTCGCTAATAATGCCCGCACTTTACCGAGGGCGGCAATTGCCGCCTTCCAAAAAAGGAATATAGGGTCATCTGGTTTCGATCAGATTGCGTTGCTTCCGCCTTTGTCTCAGGTAGCTCTTGCACTTCACCCACAGCCAGTAGTCGAGTGCATCTGTTCCGTCAGTGGCGAACTCTCTGTTACGGGTTCGCTTCTCTGACGACTTGTCTTTCTGAGCTGATTGGATGCTACCTTTCTTGAAGGTCTTGTTAGTACTGACAGGCGTCTGTTGGATGTTGATGAGTAGTACCTTGTTGGTGTTGTGGTTGAAGCGTAGCTTGGGAGCACGTGGGTTTCCTTCTTCGAGTAGCGAGTTGATGAGCGTGTACTTTTCCTGATGGGTAGGGTAACTTGATAGCTCTCTCCTGAACACTCGCCAACCTCGCTTGATAAGTACATCACAGATCAGATCAAAGAACGGACGGTTCTTCATGGATGTCGATGCACTCGTAGCCTTACCACCAGGGTCGCCATATACAAATACATCCTTCACTTCATTGGATTCATAGGTGTCGCAGAACCACGTGCCGAGCTGTTCGAGGATACTATTATCCTGATCGACCTTAACGCCTGTCGGCTTCACGTAGTTGGAGTTGATAACCCTTAGCTCCTTCCCCATGTCTTGCCCTACGATACCCCACACAATATCAGCGTTAAAATCAAGGCTGAAATCCAGGGGCCGTTCAGTCAGGTAGTCATTAGATCGGTAGAGTACGAGCCCTGTCTTCTCGTCGTCCTGATACGTAAATGATTTCGTATAGCAGTGCTTAGCCACAGTGAACCCAAAGTAGAACCCGTTCGGTAGCTTGCCCAGCCGGTGGTTCAATACTTCCACATCAAACTCCAACGGTTCAAGCTCATCCCTTAGCCTACCTTCATAGTCATCAGGCAGTACAGCCTGATTGTCCTTGAAGGTCGATTCCAAGAATAGGTACGTAGGAGGAGTGGCAGTGAGCTGATCCGCGTCCCAGTTGGCCCGCTCGGCGAGCATGCCGTTCCAGCGCTCCTCCGTTTCGTAGATCCACATCCCCTCCTGTGTCCAGGAGGCTGATGAGAAATCGAAGAAACCATGGTGCCAGGGGTGAGACGCAAACTTCGCATACTTATTGGCCCGCACCGCCGGTTGGATTACTTTCTTGATGAAATCTGGATTCATCGTTGCTGACTCATCCACCAAGAACCCGTCCAAGTTCAGGCCTCGGTGGGTTTCAGGCCTGTCCTGACTGATGAGCCGAAGCGTAAAACCATTAATGAACGTGATACAATACTGGTACCCGAGCCGTCCCACTTTCTTGTAGGGCGATATCCAGTGATCGGGAGGTTTCACCCCTACCACAAACAGCCCGGCCGGGTTCGTCTTGGCGTTATACTCGGTGATCCCCATCATCGAGAGCGCATCCCGTATCGAGGGTATCACGATAAGGTCGAGTTGTACGTATGTTAATCCTACAATAGCCCATGTGGCCTTGGCGAAGTAGTTGAACAATATCCCTACCGACATTCCCATCACAGTCGACTTCCCCGAGCCTCGCCCACCGATGAAGCTCTTGCGTTTCGCCCTACTTCTCAGAAACTTAATCTGCTTTTCGTTGGCGTGGATCTTCCGTACAATCTCGTGGCTACTCATCCAGATCGATTTGTTTCTTGAACACATTCACGTTGTTCACGAAGACGTACTTAGCCGTCTTCAAGAAGTCCGCTGGATCAAGACCTACATCTTCTGGCTCGTTCAGCTTGGCCAGATGATCTCCCTGCTGCCTCGCTTTCACGGCTGCGTCCAAGTTATTTTCCTTCAATGCCATGTTCACAATGAGGTCATAGAACGCAATCGACGCCGACCGCCGACCGTCCCGGTCTACCTGGTCCAGCCGGCCATGCACAAACTTCGCTTCCTCAAAAATGTACCTTGCCTGCCGCTCCTCAATTTCATAGTCGCGCATCAGCATACTCCTTATCATATCATCCGTCCGGCCCAGGCAGTACCAGCTCCAAGCCTTCCGGTACTTTTCCAGCATATCTATCTGGGTAGCGGTCATATCCACCAGCTCCACTTCCTGATTGTAGTACCTCAGGTAGGCGTCCATCTTCGTTTCATCTATTTTCAGGATGCGCTTCAACTTCCCCATACTTTTCACTTTGCTCATGTCGATACATTGAAAAACCTCCCTTCTAGTTACAGGGAGGCCTTTTAAAATAGTAGGACAGGAAATTTTCAGGTTTCAGATAACCTAAAACAGCCCATTTTCATTCGGGTCTTCGATCGCCCCCTTCAAACGTCTTCCTACTACCCGAATTCAAGCCCTTCCCGTTCGTGGCGCAAGTAGGCGTAGCCACCCACCACTCAAACTCGTAGAACCGACCCATGGCCTTGCTGAGCTCCACATAAAACAGCATACCTTCCCCGGGTTGCAAAAGCCTGGTAGCGCACCGGTGCTCCTGTTGGCCATACAAGGGCCGGCGCATCTGCACTACCACGTGCCCACGCATAGGGGTATCCGTTTTGTTCACTACCCGAAACACCGCCTTGGGTAGCTCCTGCCCTTTCACGGTCACATTCATAATATGCTGTACCATTTCTTCTCAATTATATCGTTATAAACAACGCCTTCATTACCTCATACTGCGCCGTACCTATCGCAATCCGCTTTTCGTACTCCGCTTTTTTGCTCATAGTCTTCGCTTTCGCCATCAGCTTCGGCCAGCGATGATTCACATTAATAGCCATATTCTTCATCATCCTATCCAGCTCCCACTTATCGCGGGGGAGGTCTTCGGCGTAGTTCACCGGAAACCCCACCTCCTGGTCTTCCGGCTCCTGTGAGGGCAAATGCCCATACCGCCGCACGTACTGAATCGTATCGCCCAGCCCCTCCCATTGCGCCCGGTAGTCGAGTATCTCCTTCGTCAGCTCCGGGCACGGCCTACTGGCCGGTACCGTTTGCAGTCGCATCGAGACATGGCGTTTCTTCACGTCGATCACTGCCCGTTGCCTTTCCAGCTCCACCAGTAGCGTTTTCATCTCCGAGGTTTCGGGTAGCAGTGGCAGCTCCGCCAAGGTGGGCGTAGGCGGCACATAGGTATACTGCCCTATCCGCTCCCACACCAGCTGAGCTTCCTGCACCTGTTGTTCGGTAGCCTTGCCGCTGCGGAGTTCTAGTTTCAGTAGCTGCCATTGGGCCTTGGCCCGCATACGTTCCTTTTTGATTTGCGCTTCATCCATGGTCCAATATCGCCAAAATTACCGGAGCAACGTTTCGTGTAGCACATTAGCATCTACCCCCGCGCTGGCCAAAACTTCATCAATCCGGGTAAAGGGTAGGGGGGCGGGTGTCGGTTCGGGTGGGTACATAGGTAGGTATGTTGGTTGGTCACTGCGAAACTTACTGCATGCACACAGAAGGATGGGGCACTTTCAGCGCCATGCCAACCGACAATTTCTTGTCGGCCTTCTCCATACATCTAGTTCACTAAGTTTAGCGGGGGCAATATACAAAAAAAGATCCCTCCAACATGAAGGGATCTTCTCTCATTCTTTCACCCACTGAGGGGCTAGGCTTCAAGTTCGGGTGCCTGGCGTTTTTCCAGCGCGGCCAATTGGGCCTTTGCCTTCTCTACAATCTTCGCCGCCCACTCCGCTTCCGGATCCAGCTCGTCAACCGCATCTTCCGATACAGTCGGCTCGGTGTCAACCTTTACTTCTTCCTGCTTTTCCTGCTGGGGAGTCTGCTCCTGGGGTGTTGTCTTTTTCATCCGTATTCGGGGTTATAATTGGTTCAAAATACCGGTCGAAGCCCAGGGCTATCAGCTCCGCAATCGTCGAGTCCTTCAAGCTCTCGTCGATCTTCACGTAGCCAAAGCCCGGCACCACGTGTGCCACGCCGCCTTCCGGTACATTCACCAATCTGTATTTAATTTTTTTCATGATCAATTCCTTACAAGTGAATTACTAGCCTGAATCAACAGGGTGGCTACCGCTTAGGCCTGAATCAACAGGGTTGCTACCTTAGCCGTAGCCAAAGGTAGCACATCCCATATGTATCCGTCCTGCTCACCTTTCACCGTAAAACCGCGCTTGTCGTTCCCTTTCTTGCCACCTTTAAAGGTTTGCTTCACAAAAATGGGGTTGTCGCTGCTGCCCACTACTACGTAAGTGCCATCGTTCATTTCTACCACGAAAATCGCCCCGGCGTTCATGTATTTGTCTAGCTCGCCTTGGATGCTCTTCGAGAATCCCGCCAGCATAAATTCAATCGCGTGTTTATAGCTCTGAAACCCAGGGTCGCCCTGTTTCTCCGAGCTCACCTCAATCGTCCCGTCCGGGCACTCATACTTCGCAAACTTCTCCGTATTGATCAGCGTCGGCACGGTCGTAATCTCACCAGCTGTAATATCCGCTCGCTTGGGCCATATCCCCGTCACCATATTGGCCACTACTACCAGCAGCTGCCGGGTACCGCCGGGGTTGCCCACCTGATGGCTCGTGCCGTCTAGGTTCGCGAAGTTCACAGCCACGGCCATGGCCACGCCACCACCAAGGGCCGGGCTCAGGTGGGCCATTAGCTCAGTAGGCAGCACCACGGCCACCAAAAACAACATCAAGGCCACAAAAAAACTCACAATATTTTTCATAATAAGACTCAATAAATAGTAGAAAATTCACTTAAAATAGAATAGCCAGTGCCCCCTTCCTGCTGGAAGAGGGCCTTGCTTAGGTCTACGCTACGTCACCCATCCAGAACAACGAGTCCATGGCCCAATCAAACCCTACCTGAAAATCAATCATGTAGGCCAATGAGCGGGAGCGCTTATCGTAGTCAAACTCAATGCGGGTCTGCTCGCCTTCGTCGTCATACAGCCACGCCAAGTTCTCACGGGTGGTGATAATCGGCGACTCAAACGCCGTGGCCCCGGTGGTCGACATCCCCGGCTCGACCACAAACTCAATCATCGTGCCCTCGATATTCATTTTGTCAAACCCGGCGTTGTACGGCGAATCGTTGAACCTCGAGCGGTAGTCACGCTCATAGGCCTGCTTGTATTTCAACGGCGTAATACACACCAGATCCTCGTAGAAATAATCCGACGGCACCAGGTCAATAATCTTCTCGATCTCGGCCACACCATTGGCTTGCGTAATGGCGTTGATGGTCACAATCTGATTCGCCGCAATTCGCGAAGCCGCCTTGGCCACCGCCATCTTGTAGAACAACCCGTCCATCGCTTCCAGCGCCGTGGTACCGGCGTCGTTGCGTTGGCCATTAATCAGGGCTACCGAGCGCAGGTCGGTACTAAGTTTCCGGAACACCTTCTCAATCACCTGCGCCTCGAAAGGAAACGTAGTGCGGTCGATCTTCCCGCCCCGTACCTGGCCATAGTAGCTCTTGTACAGCGCCAAAATGGCACTTTCCTTGAACAACAAATCCACCTTGCAAGGCTTCACCTTGGCCCGGCGTGGCTTCAACTTCACCGCATTGGTGAGGGGGTTGAAGGCATCCTTGTTGCCCGGCTGCAACACGCTCTCGATGTAG